TTATGTTATCTCTCCCCAATGCAAAGATTCGACCCACCTAGCGCAGGTTTTGCACCATGAGTGAGCAGATTCCACCCAAGACCGCCAAGCCTAAACCTGTTTCTATTCGCCACAACTTGGGGATTGCGTTATCGAACTCTAGTCAGTGGATCACTTCAGCTGATGTGGCTACTATTGCAGCAGCTGAACGGTTGGCTGTGTTGCTTGATTCGATTTATGACACTGGTGAGGATTTGGATAAGTTGGCGAGTCTGCTTGGCAGGTTTGAGGGTTTGTTGAAGCAGTTGAAATTAACACCAGTGGCTCGAGATGCTACTACTGGAACAGCAGAGGTTAATCATGGACAACAATTTGCCGAGTCTTATTTACGGCTCGTCAGTGCCGAGGATAGTAAGCCCAAAACTCGAAGGGCGAAGCCTCGGTCCACTGGTCAGTGATCTAGCAGAACATTTGGGTCAGCCGTTGCTCGAGTGGCAAAAGTATGTGCTTGATGATGCTTTGATGGTTGATGAGTTGGGGAATTGGAAACGGTCCACTAATGGTATTTTGGTGGCTCGCCAGAATGGTAAAACTCATTTGATGCGGATGCGTATCCTGGCTGGTTTATACATTTTTGGTGAGGGTTCCATTATTGGGATGGCGCAGAATCGCCAGTTGGCTTTGGATACTTTTAAGCAGGTGGTGGATTTGGCTGAATCGAAGCAGTGGATGCGTGATCGTATTAAGAGGGTGAGTCGAACGAATGGCCAGGAGGAATTGGAAGTATGGTGCCATCATTATCCTGGGGATTGTGTGGGGGATTGCAAAAGGATTCGTAAGTACGGTATTCGGGCTGCGACTAGTGAAGGTCCTCGTGGCGCAACCGCTGATTTGCTTTATATTGACGAGTTGCGAGAGATCAAAAAGGAAGCATGGACCGCAGCGACACCATTAACGAGGGCACGGAAAAATAGTCAAACTTGGGTCACATCGAACGCTGGCGATGGCACCAGTGATGTGTTGAACGATCTACGGCAAAGAGCTCTATTATTCGAGTCATCGAGGTTGGGCTGGTATGAGTGGAGTGCACCACCTAACTGTGATGTTCACGATGTTCAGGCGTGGCGAGCCGCTAACCCTTCAATGGGGCATTTGATTACATATGAGGCTTTGCTGGATTCGGCTAGTCGTGACACGCCAGATGCAGTCCGGACCGAGATGCTGTGTCAATGGGTGGAGTCAATCGACAGTCCGTGGAATCTACAAAACTGGGCACTGGCAGCTGACAATAATTTGACGCTCGAAGTAGGGCACGAAACCTTTATGGGTTTGGATCTCAACTTCACCAGGTCCGAGGCATACATGATCACTGCCCAAAAGCGTGACGACAAGATAGCCATATTCTTAACCAGGTGGCAAAAAGATGGTGGCTTGAATGATACAGAACTGGCATCCGAGATAGCGCATTTGGCTCGCTTGTATTCGACTAGGAGTATGGCATACGACCCTAAAACGGCTGGCCATATTGCGCCACATTTGCAGAGAGTGGGAGTACCGGTGGTGGCTGTGCCGTGGGCATCCACACAGTTTTCCACATTCTGTGACTTTACTTTGTCGGCGATGAATAGTGATAGGTTGATGCATCCGAATCAGGAAACTTTGCACATGCATTTGGTGGCTTGTGCTCGCCGACCATCAAGTGATGGTGGCTGGCGTATCGCTCGAAAGGCGGCAGTGCAGGACATTAGTGCAGCTGTAGCGATGGTGTTAGCCGTTGGACACGCCGTCACACCAACAGCAAATGTCGGCGTTTCTGTGGTATAGGGTAGAACTATGTCACTAGAACCAGGCAATTATGAAATAACTTGTTACCAGGGTGCCACATTAACGAAACAGTGGACTTGGACCGATGGTGCTACACCATTAAACTGGACTGGCTACACTGCCAAAATGCAGGTCCGTCAATACAAAAACATTAACGACACAGCCCTACTGACACTCACGACTGGTTCAGGTATTACCACATTAACAAGCAACGGCAAAGTGATTATCACGATCACTGCTACACAGTCGGGTGCCATTCCAGCAGGTAACTATTATTACGACATCGAACTTACGACTGGTACGACTGTTGAGCGAGTGTTGCAGGGCAAGTTTGTTGTCGTGGGTCAGGTTACTGCATGAGCGTAACCATTAGCACTACTGAATCTGTTACCACGGTCACGACGGTTGATGATGTCACCACTATCGAGGTCACGGAAAACCCTACGGTTATTAGCGAGCAGGCTATTGGTGTTCAGGGTGTTAAAGGCGATACTGGAGCGCAAGGACCAAGTGGCATCATAGCCGTCACCGCACCAATCACAAACAGTGGCACATCGACTTCGGCAAACATTGGCATTAACGCTGGTGTCGCTAATGGTGTTGCTACGCTCGATGGATCAGGACTCGTACCAACGACCCAGTTACCACCACTAGCTGTGAACGATACTTTCGTGGTTGCATCACAGGCTGCAATGTTAGCGCTTACGGCACAAGTCGGCGACATTGCCGTTCGTACTGATGTGACTAAAACTTTTATTTTGACGGCCAGCCCTGCATCGACTTTGGGGAACTGGCAAGAGATTTTGACACCTCCTGGTGTTACTTCGGTTACGGCTTCATCGCCATTAACTGGTGGCACAATTACTAGCACTGGCACTATCGGCATTGACCCTGCTAGTACGACACAGGCAGGTGCAGTGCAGTTAAACGACACAACAACTAGTACTTCAACTACACAAGCAGCAACAGCAAATGTGGCTAGGACTTTAGCAAACAACATCTCAAGTGTTGGTGCAGGACTTGGTAGCCATGCAAATACGACAGGTTCATCGGCTCATGGTGCAACCTCATCAAATACTGCCAGTCAAATAGTCACTCGTGATGCTTCAGGTAACTTTAGTGCTGGAACAATTACGGCAACATTAAACGGTAATGCTTCAACAGCAACGACAGCAACGACTGCTACAAATGCAACCAATGCAACTAACGCAACTAATGCAACTAACGCAACTAATGCAACAAATGTAAGCGGTGGGACTGTATCAGCCACATCAGTCAATGTCGGAACGGGTGCAGTAACGGCACAAACAGTTAATGTTAATACTGGCTCTACGCCAGCAATAGTCATCAAAGGTGCTTCGTCCGCTAATTCAACAACACTTCAAGCGACACCAAGTTTGGCATCAGCCAACACCGTTTATTTGCCAAATTCCACTGGAACAACAACTTTAGTCGGCAAAGACACGACAGACACATTAACTAACAAAACTTTGACCGCTCCAGTGATCTCAACAATCAGCAACACTGGAACATTGACACTACCCACCACCACAGGCACAGTAGCTTTAACATCAAACAGTTACATAGCATCAGGTTTAAGTTACCTCACATCGACAACCACTGGTAGTGGAACGACACTCACAAACTGTTTCCCAGCAGGGCAAGGCACCTACTCGCTAATTGCTGGCACCATGTATCAGTTTGAGTTACATATGGTCATCGCTAAAGGTGCAACGACTGGTGCAAGCACATTCCAAACGGCTTTCAACTTCACTACAACACCAACTCTGTTTCATTACACTTATGTAACAACTGCGGCAAGCAGCCTCGTTAGTGGCGTAACGAGCGCAACAACTGTCACTGCCGTCACTGCTTCAGCCAGTGGCGCATTAAGCAACTACATCGTGCGTATCAACGGATGGTTTCAGGCTGATGCCACGACTCCAGGAACTGTAACCCCACAATTCAACCAGAGCATTGGCGGAAGCAATCCAGAAGTCAGAACAGGTTCATGGATTCGTATCACACCATTCAGCACCAGCACAACAACCGTCAATAGTGGTTCAGGTACTTGGTCATAGTGGACAAGAATCCGAACTGTCGCACAGGTTGTGCTACACAGGATCATGAGTCTTATGGTGAGTGTTTGCAAGCCGCTAATATTGCTATCGACAAAACATCACTCAAGGTGAAATAAAACTCCCAAAGAAGCATTAATGCACTATAATTATTCGCTTAAAGTCCTAAACGAACATAAAATAATTGTGTGGGATTACTCGATGCGATGCGAATAAACACTGCACGGCTGGCTCAGCCAGAAATAGACATCACTGCCGCAGTCGTAGGCGATACTCCCAACCCTTTTGCTAGTTTAGGTTTCAGCCCAGAAGCCGCAGCGTTTCACTATGTGTCACGCCGTGAAGCGATGACGGTCCCAGCAGTAGCGAGAGCCCGTAACATTATCGCTTCAACCATCGCCACATTACCCATCGAAACCTATCAAATAGTCACCGATATTCAGATACCCAATCGCCCAGTCATTGACCAGCCAGACCCAGCGTTAGCACGATCTAACACACTGGTATGGACTGTTGATGATTTATTGTTTTATGGCGTAGCATATTGGCAGATTTTGAGTGTCACAGCTGAGGATGGCAGGGTTTATCAGGCTCGCCGTATAGACCCACTTCGAGTGAACTTTAAGACTGACCAGACTGCACAAACGATCACTGGCTACACAGTCGATGGTGTCGATGTGCCTATGACTGGAGTCAATAGCCTTATAGTTTTTTGGGGACCTGACGAAGGCATTATTGCCAGGGCAGGGCGCACTATCAAAGCGGCAGTGGAGTTAGAATCCGCAGCTCTACGCATGGCACAAGAGCCAGTGCCTCAAATGATTTTGCGTAACGAAGGCATGAACCTTCCAGAAGCACAAAAAGAATCACTACTATCGGCATTCAAGTATGCTCGCAAAACACGCTCGACCGCTTATGTTGAAGGACCAATCAACCTCGATGTTGTCGGTTTTGATAGTGCACAAATGCAACTCGTTGAGGCTCGCTCATACACGGCTAGTGAAATCGCTCGAGTTATGGGTATACCAGCCTGGTACATTAACGCGGAATCAGCATCCAGCACCTACTCAAATGTGTCAGCAGAGCGCCGATCACTTGTCGATTTTAGTTTGCGCCCATATTTGGATGTCATCGAATCACGCCTAAGCATGGATGACATCACACCTCGAGGACACCATGTCGAATTCGATTTAGATGACTTCTTACGAGGCAACCCATCCGAGCGAGTCGATGTGATCGTGAAAATGCTTGACGCAGGAATTATCACAGTCGCTGAGGCTCGAGACATGGAGGACTTAGCACCATCAGGAGGACAAAGTGACCCACAGTAACGACACACTTAATTTGACTTTTGCAGCGCACATCACTGGCGCCAACGAAGCCACACGCCAAATATCCGGCATTGTGGTCCCATTCGGTAAAACTGGTAACACTTCAGCTGGACCAGTGGTATTCGAGTTAGGGTCAATCAACCCAGACCCTAAAGGTGTCAAGTTTCTTTTACAGCACGATGCACAGCGCCCAATCGGCAAAGCAATCGAGTTTAATGTGACGCCAGGAGGAATTACTGGCACATTCAAGGTTTCCAACACAACCGCAGGGTCAGATGCCCTAGTCGAAGCCGCAGACGGCCTTCGTGACGGTTTAAGTGTTGGAGCACAAATCGACAAATATTCAATCAAAGATGGCGTGATGCGAGTCACCGCCGCCAAGATCGTTGAAGTGTCGCTTGTTCACGCACCAGCATTCGCTGATGCGCTAGTTACAGATGTTGCTGCCTCGGAGGCAGTGGCAGATTCAGACACACAGGAGGAAACAGTGTCAGAACAACCAATCGAGACCGTAGAGGTCGAGGAAGTAGAAGCCGCTGCTGTTGCACCACAGGTGACCGCTGCTGCTCCTGCATACACAGCACCACGCCTGAACATCACGGCAGCAGGCTA